GGGAAGGCGTAGCCCAGGAGCGGTGGTCCCTGAGAAAGAGGTTGCGATCCCTCAACCACTAGTGCGGGGAACCCCTCCGGGACTGTTTGAGGTGTAGACCTCCCGGAGGATTCCTTCACGGAACTGGGGATAGGAGGGGAGAAAGTTTCGTCATGGTTGACATAAATGAAATATTCTTGCGAGGTCTTCCGAGTGGATAGAAAGGAAATTGCTATGACAGGGTCGAAGACGGCTTATGAGCAGCTTCGGCCGCCATACCTACCGCAGGAACAGATCTACAAGCGGGTGAAGAGTCCCCGCTGCGGGTATCCGGGAGACAAGCTGCGCAACAAGGCGCATGAGCACAAGCTATGACAAGGACCGATGTGATGGACGAGAAACCTGAGACGGAAGTAGAGATCGTGGATCTTGGGAAGGCCTCGGAGCTGACCCAGGGGATGCTCTTGGGGCACTTCATGGAGACGACCGTCCCGCCCTTTGGGTGGTGGGTGCATATCCCGCCGTGAAGCCGCACATCTTCCTGATGAACGGGATCTGGAGATGCGTGGACCGGCCCTTCCTACGCTTGCGCGGCCGCTCTGGGATCTATGGCCGGTACTACTGGTGGAAAGAATCGCCTGGGTATGGGGCCACCGCTACTGAGGCCTTCCTTGCTTATCAGGCCAGTCGATGAAGAAGAAACTGATCTTCGCCGGGACCTTCCATCAGGGCCGCAGGTACGTCCGTGATCACCATCTGGAGCCCTCCCAGTATTCGATCGTGGCCCATTATGAGCGCATCCTGGGTCTGTCCCCGTCCGAGTGGGAAGTGGTCCGGGTCGGGACGTGGTATGCCAATCCGGAGGTCGCCAAGGCCTACGATCGGTTGAAGCGGCAACCTCTTTGGACCGATCAGCGCTCGATGACTGAGTATCGGTCGGATCGACCGAATGGAGACCAGGAGGATAGAGTGAGTGATGTGGTCGATGACTTGCTCTATCACGCCCCGAATGTGAATCAGGGCGGCAAAGTCATGGAACGTGCCGCTGATGAGATCAGCCAGCTACGTAGTCAGCTCCCGGAAGAGATGCAGAACTGCACGATCCGATTCTTGGAGTGTCCCAACGGGCACGGCCGACTTTGGGCTACCAACTGGAAAGATCATGGATGCCCTATCTGTGAGATCGAGAGCCTACAGGCCGCGATGCAGGCCGTGATCAAGGCCCATCGGGATTCCAAGAATCAGAGTGTCATCAATCGAACCTTCCCGGATGAGGCCGATCGTGCCCTGTGGAAGTTGATCGATCCATGATCTGGAAAGGCAGGGAGTATTTCTTGGAAGATCCCTATCTGGAAGTCTTTTTCTATACTCTCCCTCGTGTGCAGCGGGAGCAGGAAAAGGATTCGATCAAAGTCATGGCCAGTAGCGAACAGCTCGCCTACTTTTCCCACTGGTCTGGAGCCCAGGAAGACTACTTCCATTTCACCGATGCCCCCATGTCGGTCCGCACCTCGCCCGCCCTCTTGAAAGCCCTCCGTCGCATCCTCTTCGAGCCGTGATACGATCCCTCCAGGCAGTGTGAGGGATCATTTTACGAGGGAGGATTCTCGGTCGCCAGAGTCTTCCCGGTCCCTCCATTGCCTTCCAACTTCTGCTTGCACTTTCCCTCTGATCCTGTACATTCACCCCTCATCCATACCGCTCGTCTAATGTAGGACACGGGTAGAGCCTTGAGGCCATAGCGCGACCCGGAAACAGGTGCGAACCCTGTGCGGTATACCAACATCAATTAGGAGGGTCTATCTTGGAATCACCACGTCCTGATCCGTATATCGAGCAGGTTCGCATCTTCCGTCAGAAGCTTGCGGCCCGTGGCCTTCTTGTCCTTGTGATCGAGGGACACTCTGGCTCTAGGGCCTCAGCAGACATGAAGCTTGGGGATATGCTGAAGGTCCCAAAAATCCTTCGCGACATAGCCGATGATCTCGATCGGGATGCTGCTCGTGTCCAACAGCAGATTGCCGATGGCCAGTTGAAAGACGGGCCGATTCACATCCTTCGCGGTGAGCCTGGTGATCAGCCCTTGGATCTTTCTCTCACTCAGGAGCCCCAGTGATGGTCTCCGTATTTTCCAAAGCTGACTCTATGTTGGGCGCCATGCGTGAGCACACCTTCGAAAGCCTCGAAGATGAGTTAAAGCGGATGTGCCCGAGTACCTACCAGATAGCCCTTGAGGAAGTAAACCACGCCCTCACGGCGATTCCCTCTTACACCAAAAGGGAACGGATCCTCATGCTCCTTAACTTCTGCCGAGGGTATTCCAGGGCCGATTGAAGATCGTAACCGTTGACTTCTAACTCACATCCGGTAATCTGTACCTAGACATTATAACTGGAGGACCCCATGGCGAAGCTGCATGAGTTGCTGGCGGCGGAGAAGACCCCGAACGGGGCTTGGAACCAACTCTTCGAGGACACCTTGAAGAAGTTCAAGAATCCGTCCCATTTCTTCGATGGACATTCAAAGTCCCTGGCGATGATCGAAGAAACCCCTGCCAACCGGGCGATCGAGGGCCAGGCACGTGAAGAGAAGCCCGTCACCACCACGGTGTATGACACCTTGGAGTACGCACTCGACATCTACGCTCGTGCGGAAGATCTCCAGTTCCAGAAGAATTCCACCAACCGCTGGGCCGTAGGCACTGTCATGTGGAAGGGCGAGGCCCTCTTGAGCGACATGCCGGTCGATCAGCTTCTAGGCCTTGAGGCCCGTCTCACCAAAATCCGCCAGTTGATCGCGGAAGTCCCTACCTTGGATGCTACAAAGCACTGGGCTCCGGCTGCCAACATCGGCAATCACATCTGGACCACTCGCTTCCCGGAGGAGACCACCAAGACCGAGAAGCAGGTCATCCCGGTCCTCATGCAGGCGGCGACCAAGGAGCATCCGGCCCAGGTCACACCGGTTCAGAAGGATGTCGTGGTGGGCACGTTCACCACCACCAAGCGCTCAGGCGCTGCCACGGCGCTCCAGAAAGCCGAAGGCTTGAAGCGCATCGATGAGCTGCTTGTGGAAGTGAAGCAGGCGCGGATGCGTGCGAATGAGACCCCGGTGGAGACCGGCAAGATCTCCACCACCTTGATCCCTCTCCTCTTGGAGCCGTTTGCCACCTCCAAGGAGGATAAGCAGTAACAGTTCAGGCTAGCGTTATCGTTGTCGTTCGAGTCACTGAAACTCGTTTTCATCTCGCCTGACACCGTTAGCGTAAGGAGCATCACTCTGCGACCAAGGTTCCAAGCACGCACTTGAAATGTTTCGCTTGGGAAACAACAGAAAACGCCGGTTCAAATCCGGTATCCCCCTCCAACTCTATGGGGGATTCGTACAGTGGCTTAGTACATCTGTTTTATATCGTTAGAGTCAGTGGCAGTTTGATGCCTGGCATAGCCAAGCTGGGCCGGTACGGCAGGTACGCACGACCGGCCCATCCCCCTTAGGAGTTATGTGATGTTGAAAGCGGTGGCATATGATTCAGAAGGAAAAAGGGTGTTGGTGATCGGGCTTACGCGCCTTAACGTCGATAATCTGGTAGACGGATCTCCTATCGATACCAGCCTTGCTAAATTCCCCAAGTCTCACTTCGATGAGATATTCATCTTCTTCGAGGAGACCGATGAGTTGATGAAACAGAAGCTGATTGCTAAGGGTCTTATACCACCTGATGCCCCGGATATTTTCGGAACCCTGTCATCCTAAAGGAGTAGAGATGGTTTTTCGATTCCGCTATCGCGTGTTAGGTGATCACACACACGTGCAGTTGTTCGCAGGTCGCACCGTGGGTTCTCTTGGGAACTGTGGGGCCCTTGTTTTTCGTAACGAGGAGTGGGAGGCCTTCATGGCCCTCACTCATGGCAAGCCTGGCGTGCAGTTCATAGCCGAAGGAGATCCAGTCCCTGAGATCGCTCAGTGGGAAGGGGAGGGTGGTCGATGAACGAGGATGTCGTTCTGGAAGATGGTGTCCTGCAGTTATCCTTCCGGGTGGAAGGGATACATGTCAACTGCTACTTCAGCTATGTGGGTCATCCTATTCAGGATGAGTATCTGGTTGGATCCATGGTTGCTCGCCCCTGTGAGTTTGACGATACCCTGTACCCTCGCTTCAAGCAGCTGATGAGGGAGAATATGCGGATCGCCATCCGGGAGAGTCAAGCGGATAAGGCATGAGCGCCCCCTCGTATACCTGCCCCACCTGCCATCGTAAGAGTTACAACCCGAACGATATCCGGTATCGTTACTGTGGTTACTGCCACCGCATCGAGGATGCATGTGATCGGCGGCCCCCGACCGGAGCTAAAGAGGATAGACGAGTACGACGGACCCCCTTTGTGGGTCTGTGGATGCGCCGCCTGTGTCTGCGACTCCCACGCCTTCGTTCTTCGTGCTGACGGATCCGTCCTATGCGAAAGATGTCGCCATCCCGTTCCGCAACTCGAAGTTCACATCATCCCGAACCTCAAGAGAAAGCCATGACCCTCCTGCCCTCAGAGATTCTGGACGCTCATGTCAAAGCCTTGGAGCTATCTCTCTATATCTTGAAGCATAGGATCTCCAAGGCCCGCAAGGCCGAGGCCATTGCCCTCTTGGAGCGATCCTTGTCCGCCTCGCAGCGCCTCATCGAGTCCCATCGTGGCAAGATCACGGCTGTCCCGAAGGTCGATCGCCTCCAGTAACCCGCGATTCGCGGATCGTCTAATGGCAGGACACGGGGCTTTGGACCCCGTAACGTAGGTTCGACCCCTACTCCGCGAACCATTCCGGGGTACACTACGTTCCCCATGAAGTCATCTTTACCTCCTCCCACTGCGGAGGAGCAGGCCAGAATCGATCAGATGCGGCCTATGGGTTGCTGTGCATGCCTTGAGATCGGCATCCACAACACACGTGAATTGGAACTGCACCATCTCTTGAGTGGCGGCCACCGGATCTCCCACTTCCACACCATGTTCCTGTGCCGTGGTCACCATCAAGGCTACTGGTCTTCTCGCCAACTCCTCCGTCTGACTCCTAACCAACGAATCTCGATTTCCTCGGGCCGCAAAGCTTTTGCGAAGATGTATGGCTGTGAGCGGGAGATGTGGGAGCAACTCCAGGCCCGCCTTGGAATGGAATGTCCCTGGCCCTCATCGAAAATCATACCGCGCCGCTTGCTTGTTGCTGTACAGTAACTATTACAAGTTGGATCGGAGGGTTTTCAATGACCGAGGACATCGAGACCAAGGCCAAAAAGCTTTTCGAGCACGATAGACGTTTCAAGGAATGGATGGATTGCCCTCCCTGGGAGCGCCTCCACCCTTCCACCCAGAAACACTATCGGCTCTGGGCCCTGAAGGGTAAACATCCAGATCTAGTGACGGAGGACGCATGAGGAGTTCCGGAAAATCAGCACGGCGATCTCGTCTCAAGGCCCGTCAGGCCGGTCGGTGGGCGCTCTTCGCTGCTGCCTACTACCGGCGCCATGGTACGCTTCCGGCCGAGATGACTAAGAGCGAGCGAATCAAGTTCCGTAACCGTGTGCTGGCAGACTTTGCCAGGTCTCGCGCGTGAGGACGGCATTCGCCACTCATATTGGTCCGGTCTTCGCCACCGGACCTGAGTTTCTCTATCCACACATCCATTCCACCTCCAAAGGAAAGGCACAAGTGTCACTTCCTAACGTATTTGTCTCGACTGGCGCGGTTACCGTTATCGCGCCCACCACCAACACTGATGGCACCCCCGTCACCCCTGGTGAGATCACCTCCTACAATGTTGGCGTACGCTCGCTGACGGCCACGGGCTCTGTTGCTGGGACTTATCCCTTCAATGGCAGTCTCGCGAGCAACGTGAGTCCTCTCTCGATGACCTTGAAGGCTCTCGGAGTCAGTAAGGCGGACAGCTATGCGGCCGCGGCCCAGGCCGTCACGGCCAATGGCACTACAGCCTGGGGACCGGAATTTTCTTTTACGGCAGCGCCGAGTCTCCCCCAGCCCCCTGCGGTATCTGTGGCCTGATCTGTAAGATCCTGCCCTTTCTATGGTTCTGCCCGAAGAAGAGGTAGACATAGTCACTGATAGGTTGGAGAAGAGATTGGTCGGAGACATGGTCTCCACCTATCCTCGGCGCGTGAAAAATAGCGACAAGATCGAGGCGTGGCTAGCGGATGAGATTCGCGATGCCATTGCCTTGATCCGTCGCCAGGCTTTGAAGATCCGAGGACTAGACGAGGATCGAGCCAAGCTCCTTCAGCAGCTGAAGGATGCCGAACAGAGGCTCTCTAATTTACAGAAGCCGTCTCGACGTTAGTCTAACCTCGGGGATAGAGTATCCCCATGACCCAAATATGGTTCGGCCCCAAGAACCGGGGATACACAACGGTTGTCACTCCCAACTCTGGATTGACATTCCCGCGTGTCATGGCCGTGATGGTCGGCGGAGATCAGAGCTACGGATGTAGCGCCGCTACGGGATTCCCCCTGTGGACCACCGCTTCCAACGGGTCAGCTGCCAACAATGCCATCCAGTCGATCGGCGCCTATGACATAGCGATCCTAAATGGAAGCGTGGAAGGCTATGACGCTTCCGGCCAGCGAGATCGGGAAAACCTCTCCCTGGCGCTTCTCAAGGGCGCGCTCTATACCGTCAAACTCTCCCAGACTCGCCGCTGTCTGCCTTTCTACTACCAGATGATGATGTCTGGTTTGGCCAGCGGCTCTCCGTACCAGCAGTATTTCACGTTGGTACAAAACAACAACTGGTGGCTCTATGAATCAACCGGTGGAACCGGGACCATCACTCCGGCCGGCGGCGGGGCGTCCGTGGTTAACTATTCTACTGCGTGGCCAGGTGGTATTGGATCTGCAGGAGCCGGCTCTTCTATCTGTGGTAACAATTACGGAACTTCATCTGCTGGGAGCCCCACAGGACTTCAAGGTCCAGCTCGAACCATGGGTAACTACGCAGCCCTGAAGTATGTTATCCGCAACAGCGCAGGCATCGATTCTCGCTTCTCTTTCAACCCTCAGATGGCCTCCCCTTCCTGTGGAGGTATCTTCATGGACAACACCTTTGTTGCCCTAGATGGCTCCGGAAACGGGGTTATCCATGACTCCTCCCTAGACGGGATCACCATCGCTCCGGGTAATCAGCAAGGCGGCGGATTCCCTGGGTTGGACACCGTGCAACCGGTCATGGCGCGTGGCAACCGGAACATGTTCGACCAGTTCCAGGCCATGGTCGCCACCTACCAGCCGGGAGCCACGGTCTACAACTTCGCCAACTTCGGTCAGTATGCGAACGCCTACCAGTTTGGCCGAACGGCCCTTCTCGGAGCTGGCCTGGATAATCTTCACGGAGGCTTGCTCGAAAATGCGATGTTCTCTGGCAACAATGCCTGGGAATGGTTCCAGAGGGGAAATTTCGGCACCGGTCAGCTCGACCCTTCTGGTTGGGCTAATCTGCTCGCTAACTACTACCTCGGCATGGATTTTTGCCTCTCCCCCAAGCTGGTTGGGATCGGGGCCCGCTTCCCCACGGCCTCCACGCCTTCCCAGTTCGGCGTCAACGGCATCCTGACCAATGTCACCCAAGGGAGTGCCCTGGAATACCAGACCATGCGCTACGGCCTGTGTACGGCCCTCATGGACGATGGCTACTTCGCTCCGGGCACGGTAAATGGCTATGACTGGCAGCAGCTTCGCTGGTATGACGAGTACGGCGATGACTCTCTCACCCAGGTGAACGTCAAACGCGGCTACCTCGGCTTCCCGAAGACTTCCCGACCAATCGCCCCGGCGTTTGCCGGTGGCACCTTCGGTGGCTGGCTGCGCCTATTCGACAACGGCAAGGTACTGGTCAATCCCAGGGGCAACGGGGTCCAGACCTATAATATCTCCGGTACCCGCCTTCTCGGCTCTCAGCAGCCCTCGATCAATAACGGCGCCACTGTCACCTCTGTTACTCTACAGGACGGTGATGGGGCCATTCTTCTGAATTGACATGACTACAGAAAATCGAACGCTCTTTCGCTGGTATCGTTGCCACGGCTGCGAAATGGAATACCCAATGGATCACGTCAGGGCCTCCTGGGGCTGTGACTGCCCCGACCCGGATATTCATGTGCATAACGATCTCGACGGGGAGAGGCCAAAGGACAAGAGAGTGGTTGCCAAGGGCCACAACAAGAAACCTCCTTATGGCACATAGACCTGATACCTACGATATCTGGAGCTTCGTCGAGTATTGTTTGACATACGGAGATGGCCTGTATGTCAAGGTTTACCGTAAAGAGGAGGAGACGGGCCGGCAGCTTCTAGTGACGCTTCCTCTGAACGAGCTGACTCCTCAGGAGTGGCGGCATTGGGTGCAGCGTTGGTACATGATGGAATCGACTCCTGTAAAGACCCTGGAGGAGTGGCAGGCCGTGCCCGCCGAGTACCCTCCCGCCCCCGAATTCTGAGATGTCCCGGTAGCTTCGGCATCTGCCGGTTCGCATAACTGGCGAAGAACGTATCCCAGTCGCCCGGCGACCCCATCGCTCGATACACCTTCCAGGCCGACTTTCGAAGTAGTTTCAACAGTAATCGACACTCCGCACATCGGGGTGGTCCGGGCCTGATCGGCTTGCCGCAATCCCGGCACGGCTTGTTTGGTGACATCTCCGGAGTATAGACTCCGCCGCATCGCGCTCCCTTGGGAGCCTTGCGAGTCACAATTCGATGCCCTTCCGCCCTGATCATAGGGGCCTGGCACGATGACTTCGCAAGAGATCATCCCACGGCCCCAACATATTCCTACCGAAGAGTCGCGAACCTACGTGCGAAGGATGGCGGCTTGCGGTCTTGATCCAGACCAGATCTGCGACATCCTTAGTATCACTCTCGAAGAGTTCGAACAGTACTACCGGCACGTCTATCAGACCGGTACAAGTCAGATGGTGGTGGCAGTCGGGAGCGAGGTGATCAAAGCTGCCATCGACAGCAAGCACCCCCAGTTCTTCCAGTGTGCCTCCTTCGTGCTCCGCGCCCGAGGTGGCTGGCGTGACATCCGGGCTGTGGAGACCACACAGAAGGATCTTCCCGAGGAGCAGAAGCAGAAACTCATCGATCAGCTCACAGAGCGCATCCTGGCCGAGAAGGCGAAGGAAAAGGTGCCCGCGTGAGTGAGTCGGAGCTTCGAGCCACTCTCGGTGCCCTATCGCTGTGGGATCTCGCGCGGTTGGAATGGAAAACCCGCTGGCTGAAGATGGCCCGTCCAAAGCAGATCATCGATTTCAGCAAGGAACCCTATGACACAGTCTTTATCCATGCCGGTCGTGGCTTCGGTAAGTCACTCACTCTTGGCCAGTGGATTGCGGGTGAGCTATGCGATAACCCTAAAACCTTCGGGCACATCCTGGCCCCAACCCACAATGACATACGGTATGTTAACTTTGAGGGAGAGTCAGGAATCATCCGACAGGTCCCACCCTGCCTCATCAAGTACTACAATAAGACCGACTCCATCATCGAGTTCTACAACGGCTCCGTCCTCAGGGGGTTCTCTGCTGAGGAGTCTGAGAGACTCCGCGGCCCTCAATGCCACTTTCTCGCCTGTGATGAGGTTGCCGCCTGGGTCGATGATGTCCCAGCCTGGGAGCAAGCCAAGTTTGGTCACCGACTTGGGAAGCGGACCACCTGCGTCATTACCTCCACTCCGAAGCCCAAAGAGCTGATCAAGACCTTCTTCGCTGACAAGACGATCAAGAAGGTAGGCGGTAACACAGAGGAGAACAGGGCCAACCTCTCGGATAACTTCCTGCGACAGATGAACGTGCTGAAAGGCACTCGCTTGGGTCGCCAGGAGCTGGCTGGTGAGTTGCTCGATGCCGAAGAGCTGGGAGTCATCAAGCGCTCCCAGTGGCAGAAATGGCCCCATGATCGGCCACTCCCTGACTTCGA